CTTCCCCTGGCCGTTATTAATCCTTGGGTTGAAATAAAGCGCGATTATGTACTGAGTTCCGTCGAGCTGAACATTCTGCTCGTAAATCGGTAGACTGTTATCTGTTGGGACCTCAAGAAGTGCCATCTCATGCCACCAAACTCGGGAATTTAGCGGCCATTCCCGGGGCACTTCCTAACGACGAGTTTTGGACACCGCTTTGGATTTGCGAGCTCGCTTGCGCCGTCGTTTGGCTTCCGAGGTTCGTGGAGCTCGACGCCGAGTTGATGACGTCTTCACTCGTCTGTGTTTTCTGAACACTAAGCGTACTAGTAATAGTGATTTGCTTGATATCCATTTCAAAATCGAGAGCATATCCGGTCTCCTCGTTTCGGGGGAACCTGAGCTTTTTGATCACGACGTTCGGATAGGTCATGCGTTTGGTGATGAGCGTGAACGGAGTCTTTGACTGGTAAGCGTTTAGAAGGATGGTCCGCGAGACGGCGTCGACTGCGCCAGTGATGGCCGACGAGCCGATGCTACTCGCATTCCCCTGAAGGGCAGAGCCCACGATTCCGGTCGCTTGCGAAAGGCCGCTGTTGAGCAAGTTCGAGCGCGCCTGAGAACTGGAATAGGCGGCGAGCGCGCCGGCCGCGATGTTCGCGAGCGCGACCGATAGGTCAAGCGGCGTAGCCGAAATAGTTCCCTTGAGCCGAATCGTAGGATTGAGAAGCTGAATGTGGTCGGTGACCTCTGGCCCAGCCTCGACCGGGAACTCGGTCACTTCGGCGTCGTAGTCCACCGACTCGTCTTTGACGACGTCGAGGACCGCCAGCGGAACGGGCACGCCGTTCGCCGTGTTCGTTTGAAGGAGCACCGTCCTTCCTAGAATCTGGCCTACTCCGCTTGCGAGTGAGTTGATGACCGCCATTAGTACACCCTCGTCCGGGCCGCGTCGGCCTTGGCTTTTCTCATCGCCATTTCATTCGCGTCGGTTTGAGCCTTCTTAGCGGCAGTCGCTGTGTCAGAAACGGTCGCTTTCTCTGGAGTGGATACGGTCAAGTTATTCACGACGTTGTGAGTTTGGTTCACGACCGGACCTTGACTAGTGCCTCCGCCAGCGTACGCAGCGGTCGGGCCGACCTGGCTGAAAGGAGCCACGCGCGGGGCGCTTGCAACTTTTGATTTCGGACCCGCTTGATTCAGGATTTCTTTTTGTTCATCGGGATGAATCAGATCGTAGAGTTTCCCGCCGATACCCTGACCGCCGGTTTTACTATCGATGTAGTCGTTCAGCTTCGTCGCAAGCTCGTACCCTGCCCATCCGGCCGCGACTACAGCGGTCAGTCCGCCAAGGAAACTTCCAATCGTCCCTGCGAGTCCGCCGATTGAACTCGCAATAGTGGAGAACGTCGGACCAATTCCGAGGAGTGTCGCCGCGAACTTCGCAATCGCGAACCCCATCGAAAGAAAAGAAGAGGCGATGCTGATCGTCTTGAACGCAACGAAAGCGTAGACTAAGTCCTTCACCACTTGTGAAGCGCCGCCAAGAGCCGCGATCATTGGCTCGAGAAACTTGATGATTCCAACGCCGGCATCGAACACGCCCTCGAGAACATTCGCGAGCGTGTCTAAGAACCCGGTGATTCCGGACGCGATAAGTTTTTGATTTGCCTTAAACCATTTCTCGAATTGCCCCACGAGTTTCATCACGTGAGGCATGATTTTAGCGCCGATTTCAAGACCAAACTTACGGAAGACAAACCACAGCTTGGTGATTTGCTGATCCATGAGCTTGCCTTCGCGAAGCATCTTTTCATTGAGTACTGAGTTCTTATCCGCCTCGGAGTTCAGAGCCTTGATGGCGTCAGGACCTTTTCGCCAGAGGTTATAAAGCTTGTCGCTCCCGTACGCGAGCTCCGTCATACGACGAGCGGCGAGCGGGTTTTTCTCCGACATCTTTTGAATTCCGCTCGAAAGGAGCAACGCCACGTCGCTGACTTTCGTCATCGGATTCTGAATGGCGGCGAGCATCTCTTTCGTTTTTCCGCCCGCCGCAGCCATATTGTAGAGCGCTTGCGACGCCTCGGGCACGCCCGCGCGAGCCTTGTCGAGCGTGTCGCCTAAGTTCTTAAACGCACCAACGACGTCTTCGCGAGTCGCGTCGGCCGCGACGCCGGCCGCGTATTCGTACTCCTGAAGGGCGTCAGTCGTGATTCCGAGTCCGTCCGCTTGGTCCACTACCTCGCGACTAAAGTGAGAAAAGCTTTTCCCAGTAGCGAAAAGTCCAGCGCTCACGCCCGCGACTTCGAGCGCGAAACTTTTCATCTCGGAAGAGAATTTCTTGATTCGGCTCTCAGCTTGGTCCACTGCCTTGCCGTCAAATGACAGCGAGACCTTGACTCCAAACTCTCTAAGAACCTGACCCAGACCCACTTTGAGACCTAGCCTTTCTGGCTGACAACGTATTGGCCTTCTCTTGAACGTCCAGAGCCTTATTCGCCCTTAGAACCATCGGGAGGGTCCACCCCTTCAGAATCAATCCGTAGTCGTGGCCCTCATTCACCAATCTCATGACCGGCCAGCACATGCCGTCCGGAACCGGGACAGTTACGCCGCCGCTTTCTCCGTCGCTTTCTGCATCATCGTCGCTATCCCGTCCCCAATAGCATCGAAAAAATCCTCGTGCGTGAAGGCAACCGCCTCGCCCACGACTCGCATCATCGATCCAATCCGGCCGTGAAAGTGGGTTTTGATGCCGACTTCGTTCAGGAGGATTTTCTTGTTCTCACCGTCAGTCGTCCCCTGAACCTCAATCGTGGATAGAATCCGTTTCATGAGTTTCATCGATTCTTTCGGATCGAGCTTGGACAGAAAAAGAGTCGTGGCCGCAGTGAGCGCCGAGGACAGGCTTGCATCTGAACCAGACGCCCCAGCCATCGAAGCTGCCGAACCACCAATCATTTTCATGAGATCAACACCGATCTCCCACGCGAGTTCAACTTGCGCGTGGGAGACCAGATATCTGAACCCATCAACTGTGACTTCTTTGTGCATTTCACTCATTTGAGATTAGTCTCCTCATCTCAGGTTTTAGAACTTAAAGAGCGCCAGTGCTCACGTTGAACTCGCCGCCGGCTTCGATGTCGAGGTATCCGGTGATCAGAGTCCATTCACGGCCCTCAGGTTTGTCGCCGAAGCCGACTTTCACCGGCTTATTGACGACGACCTGGCTCGCTTGCACGACGGTCGTTCCGTTTTTGTCGCTGAGCCGAAAAGGCACAACGGCGACGGAGAGGTTTTTTTGCTGAAGGGCTTGAAACAGAGTGTTCAAGTAGTCGTTCAGCGGGCTCGCTTGCTGGAAGGTCAGCTTGATTTTGCCCTTTTGAACGGGGCTGATCACGAGCGTCGCTTCTCCGTCGGATCCAGTGCTGATTTCGCCGGTATCGTTATCGCGTTCGCACTCGACGAAAGTTCCTTCTAAGAAGCCGCTTCCGGTCTGGGTTCCGATCGTGACTGTTACGTCATCCGGCGCATATTTTCGGGTAATTCCACTAGGCATCGTAAATTCCTCCTAAATTCTTTGGTTAGCTCGTGACGTAGACTTGCACGTTGATTTTGTTGATCGCGCCGGCAAGCTCGCCATTCGCTCCGATTCCATTCAACACACGGTTCGATTTATCGGCCGAAGTGACTTGCGACACGTCTGGAGCGAACACGTCCCAGCCGGGAGCGAGTCCGTTTTGATTCTGACCTTGCTTCATGGCCGAAGCGATTCCGCTTTCCAACATCGCGATCCCTTGATTCGTGTAAGGGATTTTGAGGTTGAGCGGGTCGGTTTCAATCGCAATGATATTCGTCTGAATCGTAGAGGCGAGCCAGTCGAGGAAAATCGTAACGTCGAAATACTCTCCGGCCGGCGTGATTCCGTACAGCGTGGTTCCGTTCCCGCCGATCGTGACGTAAATATTCCCGTTGTTCGCGAGGATATTTGCGATCTGAGTTGGGTTGAGATTGTCCGGAGTAACTCCGGCCAGGGTTTTCATCGCCCAGTTACCCGTTCCCGGAGTCGTCGAAAGCATGTAGCCCATCCACGCCCCGTCCGGACCGTTCGTATTCGCCTGAGCGGAGTACAGGATCAGCGTGCGGTCGAACGCGAGGCCCATGAGAGTGGCCATGACGTTTCCGGCCGAGTTTGAAAGCACAGCGGAATCAAGCGTCGCCGTGACGTACACGAGAAGCTGAGTCTCGATGTAGGTCGCGATTTGAATAATGTCCGATGCGACGTGGCTCGTGCAAATGACGCCGTACGGGTAAACGTTCGGGGTCACGACCGCGTAGAGAGCCTCGATGTCCTGGACGATGGTGTGGTTCGGAGTCGTGTTCACGTGGGTCAGATCCGAGTCGACCGCCGTGTAGCTGATGCCGAGGCCCGGAGTCGAGGACGTGAGGGTCAGCGTTGCGCCGGAACCGCTTCCGGTCACCGCGCCGGTCACTGGCGAGTTGGTCGGGAATGCGGTAGCAATCGCGGCGAGGAGAGCCGCCAAAATCGATTGCTGAGTATCGCCGCTTGGCTGCGACGTGTACTGAATCACGGTGCTATTCATCGTGAATTTGTACGCGTGCGAAGGGGTCAGGGTTCCGACTTGGAAGGTATCGACCTGATCAACGGCGGCCGTAAACTTACCGATCAGCCACTGAGCAGGGACGATGGCTTGCGAACTCAGCGCAACCGCTTCAATAAACTCAGGGTCGCTCGACATGAACCCGTCGGAAGTCATTCCGTCCGTGCTGTCGTAAACTCGGTACACGTCCGAGAACCGATCAGACGGTCCAAAGATGACGGGGATGTTGAACGAAGCGACCTGCACCGTCCGGGTGCTTTTCGTGATGGTGACGTTTACGATAAGTGCTGGCGATGCCATTTAAAACCCTCCTAGGGTAAAACTATGCTTTTGGTTCTGTTTCCGGAAGGCGTTTCGATTTCCAGGTTCACGGTTTCGATCACGCCCGGTTGATCGCTTAGGTTCTGAGCCAGTCCGAGCGTAAGTTCGAACCCGCTGCGCTCCTCGTAGGCCGTCTCTTCGAGCGCCGTAAGATTCCGAGGCCGACCCACTTCCTGAACAGAGATCCCGGCCGCTTTCAGTTTGTCCAAGACGCTTTGCCGCATCAGCGACGAGTTCAGGTCCATCGAGAGTTGCATAGCCATCGGCCGGTGAATGTTGGTGTTTCCGAACACCTGCACGGATAGCGTCATTTCCATCTGCATGCCTACCGAGAACGGATTCAGCTTGGTGCTCTCGTCGGGGTTGAAAAAGAGATTCGCCGAACGCCCGATTGGGCGCGGACCGTCGATGATTTTCAACGTAACGAGCGGGCGTGCCTGTAGCGGTGCAGATTGATCCATCCATTGGATATGCTCCCCCTCCTCGCCTTCGGGGAAAACGCCTTGAGTAATACCTTCGATCCAATCGTATATTGCGTCCTGGATCAGAACAAGGTTTAAAGTCCCGGCCGGATAGCTCATGGGGCGGACCTCGTTTGATCGGTCGATTGCTCAGGCTCGCGCCAAATAATCGTCATGTAGTACGGTAAATCGACGTTCTCCCACTTCGTAACGGCCATCGCGCGGAAGACGTCGCCATTCACCGTGATGCGGTCCCCGGTGGCCAGAGTCTGCTCACTGTCGACTAGGATCGGGGCGTCGGTGTAGAATTTGTAGCACTGCTTAATCCGGTTGCCTTCTTCCGGAAGCTTGAGCTCGCGCGCAGAGGTGGGCTGCATCGAACCGCATACTTGAATCGTTTCGACCGGTCCGGGGGTGTACCGGCCGCGAACGTACGAGCCAATCGTCGTGCGGGTGACCGCGTATTCTCCCGTCAAGAATCTGCCGATAAGACTCATACGAACACCGTCCCGGAAGGTAGGTGATGAGTCTCAGGAATAACGAAAGTGAGTTTCGCGGTTTTAAGAGACGGCATGATCTTCCCGTTTTCTGCGAAAACATCGGTTATTTTTTTCCAGTGCTCCAGATCAGGGATGAGGTGAATGACTTTCGTAGTTTTTGTGCAGTCGTCACACACGACAATTCCGATCAAGTTCGCCGAAGCGGGCTGCCACACCTTCGGGTTCGCGCCCTCAGGCCAAAGTAAAATTACAGGCTCCCAAAGGCCGGGCTTACCGCTCGTGCATTCTCTGGAGCTGCACTCGGCCCTCAATCGTCCTTCCCCTCTTTGATCTCCCAATCAATGGTATCGCGGAGCTGTCCGGTGTCGATGAGCGTGTGCGAAGAGCCCTTTCGTTTAATGGTCTCTGGCGTGTTCGGAGGCGGAATGCCTTCCTGAATCTTATTCTTGAACGTCGTGACGAGAAATTCTCCGATGCGTCCGAGCGCCTTTTTCTTGTCCGTGCGCCCGAGCGCAACCTGGAGGGACGCCGTCTTACACATCCGGATGAGCTGCTTATTGATTTCGGACATCCCGGACCGCATGAAGGACCGCTCGGGGATGCCCTGATTAGGTGACCCGAACTCGTGAACGGCCGCGAGCTGGGCCATCGTGATTGGTGCCGCTTCGGTCGATCCGCCAAGGCCCGGAAGACTCGGCTGATGCCCGGCCTTTGGCTTATACTCGCCAGAAGACCGCAGGTAGCCCGCGAAGACAGCGGTCTCGCCGGAGTTCTTTTTCATGTCGTACATGAACTCCTTCCAGCCTCTGTCTTTGTCGAAAAAGTTCCCCATTTACGGGCACCATCCACCGGACCATGGGCCACACGGAGGCGCGCCCGTCACGCCCATGGCGACGATGGTCTCGTTCCTGAGTGCGATGAAATCGACGCCGTACCGAGTGGAGGAAAGCCAGGCGTCGCCAGACCCCTTCTCGGCAACCGTCTCGTACGACCGGGAAAGGTCGCCAACTTGTTCGGCCGTGATTGCGCCTCCGGCCGATCCGGATCCAGTGTGCCCGCGTGAGCAGAGCATGTGCGCCGTCATCAGCGCAGTAGCGTACTGGACATTGCCACCCCATACGGAGGCCGGAACTCGATTCGACGCGATGTCGATATAGGCGGCGACCACGGCAGAATCAATTTTGCTGAATTCGCTAAAGAGAATCAGAAAATACTGTCTGTCGATGTTCACCGCCATATCTCATCCACCCCTGGATTAATCCTCGTCGTCGTCTTCTTTAATCGTGTTGTTCAGTAGTGGCTCGATTTGCTTAGTGAGAACGCGCTTCACTTTGTGGCGCGTTTCCTCGTCGATCCATCGTTGCAGGATGTCCCGATTATAGGTGTTCTTCACGATGTCGATGGCTTTCTTGTCATCGAAAAACGAGAGAGAAATTTCGCGGTCATCAGCGCCGATGATTTTCTCGACGAGCTTTCCGGTCTTCGGGTCCTTGACCTTGGTGCGCTCTTTCATGAGCTCAATCGTTCCGTCTTTGAGCATCGCTTGGATGCTCGGCGCGGCCTTGTTCTGCTCCCAGATGTGCGAAGGGAACTCGTTCCAACCCGGGCGAAGCCAGTGAACCTCTTGAGGCGACTGACGACTGTCGACGCGCATTTCGGTGCGCGTCTTTCCGGTTTTCTTGTTTCGTAGAGTGACCGCTTTTTGGGTCACGTATGGGAGCGAATGAACATTCGTCCCGCCGTATTTGATGAACATATTTCGGTGTCTCCTAGCCGAGTATGAGGGTTAAGCCGATTCGTTGTCTTCGTTAGTAGAGTCCTGAGCTTCGGCTTTTGGCTCAGACTTTGGTTCGATTTTAGAGCCCTTGGATTCGATTGTAATCGAACCGTCTTTGATGTGCTTTGCAATCGAAGGATGGCTTGACGCCGACTCGAACTCTTCCTTGCCGATGTGATTCAGGCCGGGAGCGATCGAGTGAACTCCATTAGGGAGAACGACCGTATTCTTCAAATACGAATGAACTTGGATCAGATTCGGCTTCTTTCCTTCAAAAGTCTTTTCTGGCTCCGGGGTGACTGGACGAACAACGGGCTTGCCTTTGTTCATTTGAACGTTCGCAGGGGATGGGAATCGATTGCCTTTGGCCATTTATTACTCCTTAGATTGATCGCGAAGTGCCGGGTTGTAATACAAAATATATTACAACCCGGCCACTCCGTGAGTGTGTCTAAGAATCGATCAGATTCCGTCGCCGTAAGCAAGAGCCAACGGATAGTAAACCAAGACTCCGCCGCATCGTTCGATGCAGTTGGTCTTGTAAATGAGGTTCCTGATTTGGAGCTCGAGTTGCTCGAAATCGCTTGGGATCTCAAGCGTCAGAACCTCCGGACTACGACGGTAAGCGTACATCCGTGCGTACGGAGCGGAGCCGCTACCGGTGACCCCAGCCGACGCCAGTTCGTTAACCCATTCCACTTGCTTGATGTAGGGGTTGTTCTCAAGGAAGTAGTTCAGGATCGTCTTATCGCTGAAATCCGACCGTGCCGTGCTTGCGACGTAGTTATACTGCGCAAGTGGGAGGAGCATCGTGTCCGGATTCTCAACGCCAAGGGAGACGCTGACGACCGTGTTCGCTACGAGGTTCATGTCGTAGAGAATTTGGTCTGGGGTTTTGTTCACCCACTGAGTCGTCGTGCCGGTTCCGGTCGCTGGAATCGTGACCGAGGTCACGTTCGGAGCGGTGAACAGGCCGACGAGACCGGTGAGGGTGTCGCCGTAAAATGCGATCTTGTTTTCCTTTTGGGCAATCGACCGGCGAGCAGCATTCGCCCGGCGTTGCTCAAGAGGAACGTTGCCGTAGACGGCAGCGCGCATTTCTTGGAGGTTGTACTTGTAAGAAGCGCCCAGCGTCTTCACAGCCGCCGAGTATTCCTTACCGGACACATCCGCGTCTGGAAGGTCGTCAGCATAGTTGCTGATGATCTTCGCAAGACCCGATTGGTCGTACTGGCGGTAGAAGATGTTCTCAGCGCCTGGGTCAGCCTCGGAGCTGACGGGGATGAGTTTACGGGCCTTCAGTTCCGCATACTTGATGTCGTACGTTTGTTGCTTGATGTAGTCGAGCTGACGATTCAAGAACAACGATTCGCCGGCATCGAAGTGAGGCATCTGTTTCATTGCATTTCCCATGTGTTTTTCCTTTCTTCGATTAAGCGATGTTGACTTCAATGACCGCATAGCCTGCGCCGGTCGTGGTTCCGCGAACGAGCAACTGGCCGGTAGCAGCTTGCACGGCGGTTGCCGTGTCAGCGCTATTGCGGAAGTTCCCGAGCGTAGTTCCGCCAGCGCCAGAGGCGAAGCGAACGTATGGGCTGGATCCGTCCGTCATCGCCGTCTCAGCGTTGACCCAGATACGACCACGGCGCATACATGGCACCGAAAAGTACTGAGGATACACTGGAAGCGTGAAGGCTGGGTTTTGAGCCCGGGCCTGGTCGGCTACGACGATACCGAGCTGAGCGCCGACGACAGTGATGTCACCGGACGCAGACGGTGCACGCGCCGCGAGGAACTCAAACGTGGTCGTGTTCGTTTCGTCCGTGATCGCGAGCGTACCGTACGTCATCGCAGCGGCGTAAGCGGCAGCCGACAAAATGTCGAGAACCTCTCCGCTGTCCGCGATTTGGCCGGGGTACGAAACCGCCGGGATGTTGATTGCATAGCTAGTTTGTGGAGCCATAAGTCATCCTTTCCTTTCGCCTATCCGGCAATTATTTACGTTTCGCGGACAAATCAGACTGCCAAAGAGCCCGAGTCGAGCTGATCATCTTTTGGCGAGCGGAGGTCGGGTCAACTTCGGCGGAGTCCATGCGGTTGCCGTTCTCGTCAACGAGTCCGAGCATTGCCCGGCCAGCGTTCTTGCGAGATTCAGAACCTTCCTCTTCGTTCGATTCCAGAATGCTGTCGAAACGGCTCTGGAGATAGACCGAGGATTTGCCTTCGAGATCAGCCTTTGAGTGGCGGTGCTTGATCACGGTGGCGCGGATTTGGTCGTCCGTCATCGAATCGAACTTCTTAGCGAGTTCGTATGGGACGAGTTTTTCGGCCTGGCGTTCAAGCTTCACGCGAGCCCGGATGCGCTTCTCGGTGGAGTCCATGCGATCTGGCTTCGCTTCGCCAGCACCCATGGAGGCCGAGGCCATGGCGTCGAGCTTGCCCATTGCGGCGTCGTACTTGTCTTTCATCTCAGCGAAATCCTTTTTGAGTTGATCAACTGGGGACATCGCAGCTCCGCCGCCTTCGGCAGCGTTTCCGCCTTCAAAGTCTTTCTTTGCGAAAGGGTTCTTCCCTTCCTCTTCCTCGTCGCCCATGTCTTCGTCGGCCTTGCCGCCCTTGGTGACGCCACCGATGACTCCGTGCTCATCGCCGTCTTCTTTCTTGCCCTCTTCCTCTTCGTCGTCGGTCTTTTGGGATCCGCCGCCGGTCATCGAGCCTGGCTTAGGGCCAGTCTTCGCGCCGGAAGAGCGGCCGTCTGGGCCGCCTTGCTCCACTTTCACTTGTGGAGAAATACCCTTCTGATTGATGTCCACGTCTGCTTTGTCTTGTCGCTTTGCCATGTTTTCCTCCAGTTCGGAAAGTTTCGCTCTCATTTCATCGTAACGATCCAGGAGGTCCTGCATCGTGTCCGCTTCGTCGGCAGGGAGTTCAATCTCCTTGCCTAAGATCACAAGTTTCTTCGTCGATGGGCCTTCGGAGTCGGTCGCTGCTTCCTGAGCGAACTCACTGCGATTAGGGATCGAATCCTCATCACTACGCATCACGGCGTCAGCGCTGTCAAGGCGCATGCGAACTTCAGGTCCGGCCCGGCCGCGCTTGACCATCGCGAGATGGTTGTACTTGATATTTTTCTGGCGATAATTATACGGAGCGCCGTTGTACACGCCTTCCTCTTCAACGACGTCGCAGAGGTAACCGCTCGAGAGCTCGCGAATTCCTTCTTTCTCGACGGCGTCGATTCCCTCTTGCTCCTCGACGATGAGGTCGGTGTCGAGAAGATCGCGATTCACTTCCACGCGTTCCGTGGTGTGACCGACCGAATATTGGCCGACGTTCGCAGGCGTCAGCATGACGGGCGGGTGCTCGATCGTGACGGGAGCGTACTGAAGAGTTTTCATCGACTGTGGATCGAACACGTCATCTGGATGCCTCAGCTCTCGGCGAATTTCACCACTGCCGGTCAGATACGGAAAAACACCGACACGCGTAGCGAACCCAGGGATCTTCAAAAAGCCCTGCGGCGTCTTCTCTACGCTTCGCATCTCACCGAAGTCGAACCGTTTTACAGACGTGCCAGACTTTTTCATGTCAATGATCCAAATTCTGACAAAAGTTTAAGCATAGCGCAAGCCGTAAGGCGGGCGGCGATCAAGGCCAACCGATAAAACCCTGATCGCCGCCACCTGTTGGTCTGGGAGACTAGTCAGACCATATTTCATCCGTGAGCTTCGCCGCTCTTCCCTGAACATTTAAAAGTTTCCTCTATGTGGAATAACGCGTCAAGTTTCGATCACGTCTTCGATGATCGGCTCGGCCCAGCAACGGCACTGAAAGTCGCGCTTCGGATGCGCGCGCCGCCCAGTCCGCTTGTCGACGATGGGGGGTTTGGACCAGTCAAAAATCTGGCCGTCGAGTTCTTTATGGTCCTTCCGAACGCGCGAATCCTCTGAAGTTCTCCAGCGATAGCGCGTGAATCCGAGTTGCTTCTGTCGGTGCTCTTCGAGGGCTCCATTGACCTTGCCAATCTGATCGCGCGCGATGAGAGCGGCCTTGTTTCGCGTTACCGCGAAGTTCTTCAGAATGGCTTCCTGAATCTGCGACGAGGGAGCGTCGGCCGTGATCATGGCCACGAGCTGATTCTTGAACACCGGGAGCTTCTCGAGCGGAATCGAACGGATCAGGCCAACGTTCTCGTCGACCACGTTCTGGTAGTACGGCGTCAGTTTTCTGTCATGCATGAACGGCTCGAAGTCGGGAGCGGGCTCCCCGGCTTCTTTGTAGACGGCCTTCATGGTGCGGTTCGTGTTCGACTTCGAGTTGCGGCTGACTTTTGAAATCATCGCAAGCGCCCAGCCCCTGAGCATTGGATCTGGGAAAATGCGCGCGAGATTCTTTTCAACCCATCCAAAAAGGCGTTTCAGCTTCGCCTCGATGTTCTCGTCCATGCGCGGCTGCTCGAGCGCTGCGACCTCGCGCATGTCGGGGAGGATCTCTTTCAGGCCTTTGCTCATGAGCAGTGCGTAGGTCTGCGCGTACTTCCGGAGGTAACGGTGATACTCGCGCTCGGCTGAGGCCGGGTGTGATGGCTCAGGTAGGCGGCGTCTCATCGTCCAGTGTACCTAACGACGATGTAAAACCCGCACGACGGACAACTGATGTCGTAGCGGTCTTCGGTGAACACGTTGAAATAGCCCTTCATGCAATGCCCGCACTGGTAGCGATGATTCCCGAGCCAAACCGCTTTGATCGGAGGGTCGTCATAGATTCCTGCTTTCACAGTAAAAACCGTGAAATCGTTCGTGTTCACCGAATCATTCCGAGATGTGATAGAGCCACATTATTCGGATGCGCGAGATTCCCTTCGATCTCATCGGGTAACTTTTCTTTCGTGTTGACCCAGCGGAACTCGTCGAACTCTTTGTCGGGGTCTTTCTTGAACGTTGGCTTGGTCTCGCCGTCATGCTTATGTTCGTACATATGGACCGCGACGGATTTCCCCATCTCAGGCTCGACAAGCCGAGAGCCAAGGAACTTGAGCTTTTTGGCCTTGAGTCCGGTCTCTTCGTCGAGCTCCCGTACGCCGCCTTGATGAGCGCTCTCCTTTGCCTCGATGTGCCCGCCAGGCAGCGCCCATCGACCGTCCTTCCGCTTACCCATCAGAATCATGTCGCCATCACGTACGACGATGGTCGCAGCGCGTGTTGGCTCTGGCTTGTCGGCTGAATCGTACGCGTAGTACGAGCCGCCCTCGACTGCTTTCGACGACCCTTCGCGCGCGACACCTGCACTGCCTGCGTCCTTCTCGAAGTCAAATCCACTTGGCGAGGTCATTCCGTTTCCGCGTGTCGGCAGAAACGTCCGAGGCTTATTCGGGATTCCCGGACCCTTGATATGCGGGTCAGTGCGCGGATCGCGCATCGGTTCGCTCATGGTCTGCGAGATGAACGACTCGACCTTAGGCACTGGGTTCTCGACTTCGAGCTTTTGGTTCTTCGGGTAGAACGCAAGCCCGGGGTTATTCTCGCCCTGAAACAGACCCTCAACTCCGCGTCCCTCTACGGTCGGGTTGCCTACATCCGCGTCGCCTTTAGAGTTGGCCATCGGGAACTTCTTTTTAGGCTTGCCCTTCAGGTTCTTGTCTTCGCCTTCGGGGTTACGCACATCGTTCCCAGGCTCGGGCTCGGACGGAGGTGGCTCACCTTTCAGCGATTTCTCTCCGGTGCCGCTAGTGGACGAGGTCGTCGACTCGCCTTCCGGGGGCTTATCGCCCGTGCCTGGAATCCCTTCGCCTGGATCATTGCCTTCCATGCCCGGCATCTGACCGCCAGGAATGAGGTCGCCGCTCTCCCGGCCTTCCCAGTCGAGTTTAGTTTCGATCGAATACTCATCGTTGCTGAAACGCGACTCTGCGACCTCAGTCGGGTCGATCACGTTGTGGGTCATGTAAATGTCGTCGGCTTGCGCAACCTTGAGCCTGAGGTCTGCGTTCTCCATATCGTCGAGTACGCGCAGTGATTTGAATTTGAAGTCGATCTGCGGATACTCAGGAAATAGCACTTCGCACAGACGTTTTAACTTCGGGCGCAAATAGTTGTACTGCTCAGTGCCGATGTAGTTGTACCAATTCTGAGACGTAGAGTTCCCGGTGGCATTAGATCCATCCGGGCTTTCACCGAGGAGTTTCGTATGCGGGATATCGGTCTCAGCGACCAGACGGTTCGATTGCTTGTCGAGAAGCTCGGCGACGCCTTCGAGCGACCGCGATTTGTTCTCGTAGGTCTCTTGATCGGTGTCGATGAGGATCGCGCGAATAACCGACTTGGCATAGTTGATGGTCTCGATGCGGTTCCGAACAACGTCGACCTTGCCCGCCGAGATGAGGTTCGCGAGATTCTTCATGCCGTAGACGTCTACGTTGAAATCCTGAAGGCAAGCCGCAGCCGCATCGTTTGAAATCTCGTAGTTTCTGATCGCATTGTACGGACGATTCAGAATCGAGTCGTGCCAGTAGTTGTTTCGGATGTAGGTTCGGCGCGGGACGAGCTGTCCGTCGAACCGGAGCATGCGGGTCCAGTGGATCGGGTAGCCCTTGAACTGCGAGCCCATCTGGACATTGAGATAGTAAATTCTGGGCATTCCCCAGTTAGGTGAGCCGAAATCGAATTCCACATCCGTCGTGAGAATGCGAAGGTCCCAGCGCGAAAGATCGCGTAGACCGATGACCTTTTCACCAACCTGGAGCGGGCTAGAAGGATCTCGGGTGTCAGTGACGATGTGACAAACTGCACCGCCGTAAGCTCGTCCCCACTTCCAAGACTTGAGCAAAGCGCCTCGGACGTCGAGTTCTTCGCAGCGTGGGTTGATGACTTTTTCAATGTCTTCCTTTTCTACGTTGAGCCAGTCAACCCAGTGACGGAGAGCTTCCTCTGGGATGAGGTCCACGATTCGAGATGGGATGCCTCCGCCGGCGTAAAGCTGCTCGTAGAACTCTGGCGGATGCATCTCCCAGTTGGCGCGTGCGTGCGTGCGTTTGTCAGCAGAGGTCCCGAGCAGGGTCGCGAGATTCGACCAACTATCCATGCGCTGCCCAGGAATCTTTGGCTCGATGATTTTTTTCATTCGTCAATCCTTTTGGAAGCTATTTTAAAATAGTCTTCATCTTTTTCAATTCCGATGAAATCAAAATCATTTTTTGCTGCCACTCCTGTGCTCCCGCTGCCCATGAACGGGTCAAGAACGATGCCGCCCGGAGGCGTGACGAGTTTAATCAGGTAGGACATCAGCGCGGTGGATTTCACGGTGGGGTGCGTGTTGCCGTCACCCTTGTCGGACTTCGAAGCTTTAGCTACATAAAAGAAACGAGAGGCCCCGCCTGAGTCGTTGTGGCTCATGAAATTATCAGTCTTCATCTTGTAAGATTGAAGTGTTATCCCATTACCTCCGTCGGTTCCGGCTGGTTTAGTCCGATGTGGGCGGGTAATTGAAAATCCGCTCTGCTCATCCAGCGCCGCTGCTGCCTCTTCGTCTAAGACTAGGTTCGCGGGGAAGCGGCCCGTCGAGCTGTCGGGTTTTGGAGGCCGTTCGGTATTAGCCCCACTCATCGAGAGATTTTCGGACGCTTTACTCCCGGACTTAGACCAGCCCGATTCAAATGCGCCTGGCACCCGACTCGCATCAATGTTAATCCCGCCTGTCCCGTGCTTTAAGACGTTCGCCGCTACGGTTTTTTCGGAGCATGGCTTCCGTACTAAGATCCAGTGCTCGGACGCTGGCTTAAGCGCAGTTCCCCATCCGGCCCATTGCAAGCCCGCGCCAGCCTTTTCAAGATTCATCGATTTCGGAAACCCAGTCCCGAAGAGGTGCGTGACCACATCCCGCACTTCAAAGCCCGCATCCTCAAGCGCCGTAGCCGTCCAGTGAGACGTGCGAGGGAGCGCCCAAACTAATCCGTGAGCGCCGGGCTTTAGAACGCGGAGGCATTCGGACATGACGGATGTCATCCACTTAATCCACTCATCGCGTCCGCCCTTGTCGTCGTCCCAGTCTTTCCCCATGAACGAGATCCCGGCCGGCGGATCGGTGACAAGAGAATCAATTGAATTCGATTCGATTGAAGCTAGTTTTTCTAAACAGTCCCCTTTTAAAAGCCTCATCGTCTCCCCAGTGCCTCCATAGCTCTCATAGAAGAGGCCATGCGTCCGAAGTAATTCACCGCCATAGTTGCACAATCCACGGTATCGTCGTTCTTGGCCTTTGGAAACTTGGTTATTTCGTTCAAGTTTAAGTTGACCCATGGATGGATCGTCTCATCCGGGTACCAGACGTTTCCAGCATGGTACAGCGGTGCGACAGCGGCGAGGCGAGCGGCCTTTTCAGTTTTCGGGCGGTTGGCCTCGATGCCAGGGAACGTGGCTTTCAGAGTTTCGATGACGGCCGCACCATTTGCATGTTCTTCGATCTCCTTATGGAAAGCGTCAGGATAAAGACCGAACATCCGCTCGAGCGCCTGGAGTTGATCCGCAAAGCCCATTTGTGCGCGTATTTGCGCAATAAGGTAAATGTTAGCACCCGCGCGTCCCCAAGCCTCAACCACTGCAAAGTCATTTTCTTCGCCCTCTTTGTAGGTCAAGTCAGCGAATACCGCGACTTCCTCCATGCGTGGAAGCTCTTTGTAGCGCTTGATCCACTCGCCACGGATGATATTCCCGCCGACCTGCACAGGCTTCCCCTGGTATAGGGCCGACCAAACCATTTCGCCAACTTCTCGACGCATCAGATCGAGAGCAGCGCGGTCGTAGCGGTCCGGGCATAAGGGCTCGCCCTCGGGCCTGCCCATTGGGTCGTTCTTCTCGGCGATGGCGGCGAGGTTGATATACTCCCAGTTTCCCTGCGCTTCGAGCTCGCCGATCATGTCGGCCTCGTGCCAGCGCGTGTGCAGGACAATGATTGAGCCGCCAGGCGCGAGACGAGTTGTCGCGACCGAGCGGAACCAATCCATGTTGCGCTCGCGGATACGCGGAGACATCGCCTCCTCGTAGTTCTTAAACGGGTCATCGACGATGAAAAGATCAGCGCCTTGGCCCGTAGCCGGACCGTCGACACCGACCGAGAGCATCTGCCCTTCGGCACGTGTGATGAACAGGCGCTTAGACTTCGAGTCGTTCTTGATCGGAACGAACGCACGCCGGTTGTGCATGAGATTGTTTTTCACGCGCGATCCCCACGTGTCGGCGTAGGCCTGAGCGTAGGTGCCGAGAATGACTTTTTTATTTGGCCATTGATTCAGGAACCACGTCGGGACCCAGTTGGATATGAGCTGCGATTTACCGTGCTGAGGTGGCGCGGAGACGAGTATCCGTGCGCCGCCTTTATCAATTGCGTCTCTGATTCTAGTTCCGAGGTACTGCACCCACGGATACGCGATCCATCGTCCTTCGCTTGCCCACTCGGCGAAGGTGTCTGGCCACATTCTGACAACGCTCGCTCCGATAGCCTCTTCCATCGGCTCAATCTGGATCTATGATCAGAATGAGCAAAATCGCGGCGATTGCCACGAGCAGAGAGTCGCCGAGTCCGAGCATGATGTCGGAAAGCTCAGGAGTTATCCGCATCAGCTCATCTGTTGGTACAGGTGTTGGACGAGCGGCCACTTGATCGCGCCGACAGACGACTTCGAGGCCTCTTTGGCCTTCTCCCATTTGGCATCGTCAAGCTTTTCGCCGAGCGCGTTTTCAAACGAATGCTTGGCCACGGCTTCGTCGGCGTCGAACGCGTCGTAGTGCTCCATGGCTTGCTTCGCGGTGAACCCGCGACTGATCACATTCCCCTCGGCGCTTCGGAGAACGTAGACTTTACCTTCGCGCTGGAGCGAGTCCATTTTCTGCCACGGTTCGCCTGGCTGCTTTTGCATCGACATCGGAGCCGAGACCGGGCCGTGTTGAGAAGAGTGCGTATGGCCTGGTTCATTGTGCATAGGACCGGTCTCATAGGTGTCTTCCTCGAACTCGTAAAGATGCGTGTGCATCGCTGATTGATCCTTGCAGGGCTTCATGAGCGCGCCGCCCGTGAAGTCGCCGGAGTCAAGGCGATGGCGATGGTCTTCGATGGCGTCGCGGCGGATGGTAGACTTTCTGATTTTCATTTCTCTTCCCCTTTTTTGGCCTTCGCGACTCGAAGGGCCAGTTGCCTTGCGTCTTCTTTTAAAGCTGGATCGCTCATAATAGCCGCCATGTCTTCCAGGCTCATGCCACTCGTCTTTAACTCTCCGGACAGCTCTAGTCGATCATTGAAGAGTTTAAAGTGCTTTCCGAGCAATTCCAAGGCGCGCGTCTTGTCGTGCGTGCGTATCTTTTTGCGGTTCCCGATCTTCACCATTTCGCGGCCCTGGCGCTCCATGAGCTCGTCAGTCTCCATGGACGCAATCGCGGCCTGAGTGCTCTCGTCCATGTCGTGGATGTTCTTCATTGAGCCGTCTTCGGCGTAGGCGTTTTTCAGGTTCATGAACGCGAGCTTGGCCATTTCCGCGATCACGCGCTCAGCGGTGATGCCGGTCTTGGCGGCGTGTTTTTCGAGGCCTTTTTCAATTGCTTGCCGCACCTCAGCATTGTCCAGCATGCGAGGCCCGCAAGAGTGTGCGCTTTTCTCGGAGTACCCGGCTGCGATGGCCGCCCTCGTCGCGTTCTTATCTATTAGATATTCCTGAACAAATGCCCGTTGTTTTGGATTCACAAATTTCAGAATAGGTCAAGTTTGACATGGGGTCAAAGACAAAGGATTGACGAAGGGCTTGACTTCTATAACGCCATGCGATAACCTTGAATTACATTCAAAGTTGAAAACGATAAGGAGACTAATCGTGAAGACTCAATCAAAAGAAAAGATCGAAAAAGCCGCTCGCCTTCATGCCCTGATTCAAGCCCGCCTTCAGTTCGAGAAGGAGGAAGCGGAACTCAAGGATTTCTTCAAAGAAGACATCAAGGACGGCGTACTCGAAGCCGGCGAAATCACCATCATCGTCGAAACGAAGAACCGGACGACGCTTGACCGCAAGAAGCTTCTCGTCGAACTCGGAGACCTGGAGAAGTTCGAGAGCCAGACGCAGTTCAAGCAGGTCACCGTGAAGTCACGGGAGGTCGCGTGAAAAAGCTATCCATCCAAAGCTCCCACGTCGTTGAGCATACGCACGACGAAATCGCCGAGGCGCTTGCGAACATGGACTCAGCCGCGTACGCCGCCCTCATGAAGACCTACACCGAATACCTTGAGTCCGCGTGCGGTAGAAACGGAGCCCGTGCCGAGCAACAGGAATGCCATATCGCCGCGAGCCTTGGCGAGGAAGCCAAGAAATTTTTCAGGAGCGTCGTTACGTTTATCGACATTGCAGAATCGGAGAACAAATGAACCCCACCGAAGTCTCCCACGCTCGTACGCTTGCGTGTGTAAGGGCCTGCGAAGGTATCGATGACCCCTCACTGCTCCCACTCGTCCTGAACTCGCTAGAGGTCCGTGCCGAGAAGGCTGACCACCGTATGGAGGAGCTCATCAAAACGCTTGAGACCGTTCAATCTCATCTGTTTGAGAAGCCTCTCGTGACCACCGGCGACCGTCTTATTTTGCAATTGATTCACGCGACGATTAATAAGGCGAAAGGGATTCACGATGGGCCAACTGATTAGACCTCCGTGCCCACGGTGCAAGGGCTACGGCTCGGTAGAAATCCCCGGGGACTGGAAAGAATGCCCAGTCTGCCATGGAACTGGATTACAAGAACTACAGGAGCTAAAAGATGACAAAGAATCCTGAAGAGAAATCTCCCGGCCGAATCCTGTGCTGGGAGTGCGGACGAAAGCTCTGGGGCACCCGCTGCGAAAAACTGAAAATAGACGGCCACCCGCGCTCGCTTCACATCCAGTGCGCGAAGAATGTGAAACGAAGTCTGAACTTCGTAAGGCGCGGCGACGAGTACGTTTCAATGATGTGGGTCACGGCGGAGCGTTCCGAACCGGAAGGCGGGTAGGATGAAGACGTTAATTAACATCGTGATAGGCTTTCTCGTTTTCGGTGGGATTTTTTGGTTCTGCGTCGAATTCAAAGACGTCGTCGAGTGGGTCGGGTTCGGAATAATAACTCTCTTCATCCTCATGATGATTTGCGGGTTCGCGCACGCCATCGGCGCTGCGATCTTGGAGGCCTTTCGATGAAAACTGCCCTTGAGTATTATGAGGAAACGCGAAGGCTTCCTGAATGGGGCGGAAGCGTTAGTAATTATAAATCGGACGACTGCGCAAATCGGGCGCTGAACAAGATCCGCGCCCTGCTCGCGAAGGAGGCGGGATGAAGACTTACTGGATATGGGATAGTTCCAATTACGATAAAGGTATGCAAGCCGGTGAGACGCGGCCCTACTTCGCGGATTATATTTCCGACTACGAGCACGAGAGGAAAACGCTCTTAGAAGTTGTCGCATACCGCGATTTTGTTAACCTCGAATCCCGCCTGAAATGGGCTGAGGATCTTTTGAAGGTTGCTCATGGCCTTATATTGGTTGCAGAACAGCAAACCCCAAAAATTCAGATAGCGTATGAATCGTTCCTTTCCGACATCGCGAAAGGCTTTCCGGGAGGGGAGAAGGAATGAACAACTGTGAATGTGATTACAAGCCATATTTTTCCTGTAAAACGTGCTGCTACTCCACCACTTCGTGGATGAAGGCTGAGAAGCACGAAAAGGAAACAGGCCACGACGTAGAGGAAGTGATGGACTCAGAATGAAATCTATAAACGACCTAATAGACGGC